ACTATGCTAATTATCGTTAACCATATTCAGTTTTTATATTATAGTTCATATCTGTTATAAAACATAAAGTTATTAAAAACAATAGTCACAACCCGCTTGTTTAGTGAGGACTGAAAGCCCTAACAGCATTGGATTGTGACTGTTGTCCCTTGTGGTTTACCAGACGTGGCAAGGGACGGGCTTTCTTTTATCTCTAAGCCCCGGAAAGAGAGCATTGTTAATATCCTTATGAGATGCTTCTACTCATCTCTAATAATCAATGATCTAAATCATATTAACCTCCTTTCTTTGATGTTGTTTACATACATACACTCAGCTTGAAAAATAAAACACAAAACGAATTAAGCTTTCATATAGGGATGTACAGGCGTCCCTTTTTACTAATATCATTCCTTCTTTAATTTATAGATAATCCATGCAATAATCATCAATAGTAACAATGTCGCTAAAGCCCATATTGCACCAGATATCTGTTTTGGCACCGTCGTTTCGTCTTTCTGCTTCTCCTGTTCCTGCCTATCGTTTTCCTGACTCCAGGAAGACGATGAGCTATCGGATTGCAAAGAAAAACTGTCTGCGGATATAACATTAGTTTCTTGCTCGATCTTATTGTTTTCTTCAGTATCGCCTTCAGCTAAAAGCGGATGCTTCCCTGTTTTAGAATCTATTGGCTTGCTAGTATCATACAACTTCCAGTTTATTTTCCGATTCATAGTAGAATGCAAGAAGTTGGATATATCCTGCTTATTGGTAAATCCAAAACCAACAGCCATTCTGGTACTATCTTTTCTCTGAATGGATGTTTCCTGGACTGTGGTAGATTTATGACTCCCACAGGAATAAAGCGACATCACAATTCCCATCACAACCAAGGCTATAAAACCTATTATTGATAGCTTAACCATTTCTTTTAGATTATTCATGAACATTTTCTTTTTATTAGTGTTACTATAAGGTTCATATAAACTCTTTTGAACGGCCTTCCGCTGTGATAGTACATTGCCGTTATATTATAGCTCAAAGATGAAATCATTGATTCGATTTAACCAGCCTCTCTTGAACTTGTTGTTAGCCGGGCGCTTATGACAAATTTCCTCGATGAAGTCAAACCGTGCAATCTTAATCATATCGAATAATTCGCGAGGATTACGCGAATTAACAGCTTCAAGGGTTTTAGGCCCGACGATGCCGTCCACCTTAACGTTAAGAAGCTGTTGCGGTATCTTTATGCCGTAGTTTCCCGAAGCCCAAACCCAATCTACCAGAATATTAGCAACAGACTGACTTTCTATCTGGTCAGCTTTCCATCTGTCCCAGTACATTGTCTTTAATATCTCGGTCCATTCCCGGTCCGACAAATTTTCCAATCTCTCAACAGTTGGTACCGGATAACCTTTCTTCCGGCAATACTGCATATAGGTTGCAAGCGTTACACCTCGATTAGTCGCTCCACCTAGGTCATCAGGATCATTTACGAAACCTCCCTCCCACTTTAGGATAAGAGGTGCCAGTTTTTCAACATTTGCCATTACTTTCCTTTTTATTATAATTCATCAATTTTTCCCAATTGTCTTAGCTTCAGACCGTCAAAATACATATTCACAGACTGGCTCATAAGTGACACAGTGAAACTTTCTGCCGGGAGATACACTTGTTCTGTCATCAGATTAGCGATGGCCTGATTGTCTTCAAGAGTGGCAATGAAACTAAGCTGCTTATTCACATACAGAAATTTCCCAAGGAAAGCACGCTGACCATTGAAATCGTTGTCTATCATCCGACGAATCTTATTGAGCGTTCCTTCCCGGTTAGTCAGGTGATTTTCCATCCGTATCTTGAGAATGTAATACTTTACGAGTGCGCAACTCCTGTCAAGCGTTTCCTTGGTAACAGCTTTAGCTTCTTCTTTGCCGATAGTCCGGTTATTCAGGTCACTGAAATATCTTGCTGTCTGGTCGGTAGACTGTTTAATACCTCTCAATAGCTTTTGGTTACTGATAATCTGAACTACAAATACTATCAGTAATAAGGCTGTGAATGTAACAGCAAAACCAAACATGACCTTTAAGGCCCCTAAGTCTCCAGCTGCCTCGGCAATCTCAATGGCTGATTTAGAAAGTTTGTCCACTGCTTCAATGTTTCCTTGTTGTAGTATCATAGTTTCTATTATTTTGGTTTTCTGTATTCATGACTTTTGATTTAGTAGAATTTATCTTATCTTTGCAATAAGATAATGTGAGGACATTATCCCGCTCACAATCCCGCCCCACTCGTGAGAGCCAGGCGGGATTAATTTATTACTGAACTAAATGAGCGGCAATCATACCAAGAAATTCCTCACGAGATATTTTAACCGGAACATCGGCAAACCCGAACACTTCGATTTCTCCGTCATAACCGATCACTTCGCAGATTTCCGCATATTCACTTCGTGAGAACATACCATTCTTGACTTCCACCTTTTCTTCCGCTTTTTTCTTGATGGTTACCTCACAATTTTCTTTCAGTTCTTTTATTTCCGCCTCAAAATCTTCTTTGGTGGCGCGGGTTTCATCAGCCTTTTTCAGTTCTTCATCGGATGGCATTTCAGGCTTTTCAACGGGCTTACCGTCTTCTCCTTTTTGGCCTTTCTTCCACTCCTTAGCTGCTTTCACCCGGGCATCAACGGATTCCATCTCGGCTATTGCATGAGCTCGGTCATCAAATCCTTCCTTTTTCAACCCTTTCTCTATTTCTTTCTTGATTTCTTCGAATTCCTGCACCCTTTTGTCATAGGCAATGCGGGCCAGCATCACACTTGCAACTTCGGACTTTGGCAATTTACGTCCTTCAAACACCAAGGGAATATTCGCTACAATTCTGTTTTTCAAATAAATGTCGTTGTAAGTCATAATCATTTGTTCTTTTTAGGGTTATACTTCTTCTTTAATTTCATTAATGCAGCTTGTCACTGCTGTGGCAATGCCGGCCATTTCCGTAAATGGAATGTTGTTCATGTTCAACTTTAGTTCCTGCCCATCTGTATAGGCATTTACAGAACCCATTTCTCCATCATCCTTTTTGGTTGCACTCAAGTTAAGTGCTGTAATTTCCTTGCTTGACGGCTCCTGACGGAAGTCACCTGTCATTTCGTAATTAGCATCCGTGTACTTTACATCACCGGTAATGCCTCTGTTTGTAATTTCTACCATAACTTTACTTTTTTATTTGGTTAAACAATTTATTTAGTTTATCTCTTTACTTTTTAATCAAGCTGCATAAAACACTATCAATCGGGAAAATCATACTGAACATTTGTGTCCATTAATAAATCACCATCCAGTTGACTTCCTGAAAATTCCCATGTAATCTCAGTAGTATGTTGCACGGAATCATAGACAGCCTTTCCCGATGTAGATACCATAGGTCTTATCCAGCCAAGATTTTGCACATAATAATCAGGAACCATAAGTCCCGCGGTTAATTTATCCCCGGTATTTACTACAAAATTTCCTTGTTTAAGAACTCCACCCGATGATGAACCGGCAAGTTCCATCATCTCACGCCATGTCGTTGTTCCCGGGTTCCATAACGAGTCTCCATTCAGCGAAATTCCTATATTAAACGCTGCATCATCAGGGATATATGAACTTTGAGTTGTACCACTATCCCAAACTGCATATCTCCAGAATACCCTTGTCCGTGGACGACTGATTGTAATATCTCCTTTATATGGTTTAGCACCAAAAACCTCTGGATATATCATAAATGTATACCCTTGCGAAGCGGTAACCTCTGTAAATCCATAATCGAAATTGCCAGGATGAGTAGTTGGTATAATTATCGCAATGGCTATCACTTTATAATTCTGTATATTTATACTTCTGAAAAGATCATAAGAAACAAGATCATTATAAAACCCGACATTAAAGAATGTTGGATACTGATTACTTTTATAGACAAGATATCTTGATGTATATCCTGACCTTTCACAGATATAAAGAACTCCGGAATACCATATCGGATTAGCCGTTCCAGTATGCTTAGAAACAAGTTTCTGCATTAAATTTCTTTGGGAGTTGTCTACACTGAGATCAATTTCTATTTTTACATTTGTATTATCATAATCAAAGCTGGTTGGAACTGAAGCAAAATCCACTTTGCAAGGTCCTTCTGTATGATCATATCCTATCCAGTCTGTTATCCTTGAAAAATCCACATTTTCTATCGGAGAATTATATCCATAGACATAACTACTTTCAGCAGGATGGGAATTACCTACCTTATAAGTATTTATATCCAAACTGTTCTTGTATATAGTATCATTAAATGTGGTTTCAGTTGGGAGTGTTCCCTTTACTGGTTTAATATATGAATACCTATTCGTTTTCCCATGAGAGTTTAGGCATATAAAAGTTATATCCCACCATCCATTATATTTGCCAACCCCAAGCAGTTTATAAACTTCCTGTGGATTAATAGGAGCATTAAGAATATCTCCTTGAATAGCATAAAATGTAGGAAAATTAAGAGTCTGTGAAGAACTTCTTGTGCTCATCATGCTCATATCACTACTCACTTGAATGCCTCCCGTAGCGTAGATGCACAATTGCACATCATCCCCTAGCTGAATGTTTTCGTAGCGGATATCCTGACGGATCACACGGACATCAAGCCAATATACATCTTTGATAGCCTCCTGAATTTCCTCATCTGTAGCTGTTGCAAGAAAGCCACCTTGAGAATGAAGCTTCTCTGTGTCTATATTGCCGATATATAGATTACCATATACGGCAATGACCATTTTCTTCATCGTATCGCTCATGCTGAAATCCTCCTTTCTAATTCTTTAATTCTCTTATCTTTCTCTTTATTTTCTCTTTCTAACCGCTCCACGCGTTCCTCCAATGTTTCCACATGGCGAGCTAAAGAAATAGTAGCTACTAATGCCGTATGACCGTAAAACATTGTCATATACCCATCTTTTTTGATTTTCACAGATGGAGGTAACACCTTTTGCCAATATTGTGCGGAAGAGCCGACCATCTCTCCAGGAGTGCCATCTTTCCAGGTATATTCAAACGCAGGAGCATGGGCCATGTCCTTTACGGAGAGGAAGATATCACGGCCTTTATTTTTCAACCGCATATCGGAAGTATCATTAAGGCCTTTGGATGACATATAACCATCAGAGTACATGCCGACATTATTGTGAACCGTACCGTTAAGGAGAATTGTTCCCGAACCCGCTTGTGAATGAATTTGAATTGCACCTCCCGCATAGATGTTCATCATGATATCACTAACTCCCATATTACTGCCTTTTGTACCAAAGAAAGAAATGCCTGAATAAAATCCATTTCCGTCTACATCTTTTAGTATCTTTTGATCAGTGGCATTGGCACCAAGATTAATGAAGGTAGCTACTGAAGTATTTATCGTACCGGAGAAAGTAGAAGCTCCTCCGACTCTCAACTGTTTGGCAATACCTAATCCTCCAGTGATCTTCACGGCCGCGGCAGTCGTACTGGTCGCATCAGTTGCATTCGTAAAGGAAACAACACCAGCTGCGGAGAGAGTAGAACTAAATGTACCGGTAGTTGCACCGATACCACCGTTGTGAGTGGTCTTTCCTGTAAAGGTAGAAGTACTGGTTACAGCCAGTGTAGAGCTTAATGTAACCGCACCACCCACTCGCAATTGCTTGGCAACACCTAGACCACCAGTAACCTTTACTGCTGCTGCGGTAGTGCTCGTTGCATCGGTAGTAGAACTAAATGTTGCAGTAGAAGCTACAGTTAATGTACTACTGAACGTAACCGCACCGGATACTTCAAATGCCTTACTATGTAATAATTTACCCGTAGTACTATCCCATACTGTTCTCCAATCATAGTTGTTATCACCCGAATCAATACGAGCTTTATAGAATCCGTAAAATCCGATGGAGTTTTTCAATCCTCCAAATACTATTGCATCCCCAGCAAAAGACTTCACTCGGTATAATGCGTGTGCACTAGCTTCTGAGGTATTCTGATTGCCTGCTATAAGATTAGTTCGGGTAGCCATTGAAATCCATTGTCCGCCAGAATAAGGTACTGAGAGTAGACCAGCACTTGCAAAAGTTACATTTCCACCAATAGTTACATTTCCGCCCACTCGAAGCTGTTTCACAATGCCTACACCACCATCGAACACTGCTCCCGCAGCCGTTGTGCTAGTAGCGTCCGTAGCGTTGTTAGCATTCAGTACCCCTGCGATGTTCACCGTAGAAGACAAGGTAGCTACTCCACTTACATTCAAAAGTACAGAGTACATGTTTGACCATCTGCGAGTATCTTGTCCTAAAGCGGTAGCATTCGTTGCACCCGCTTTTAGAATCCCATTTTGAATAATCAGGTCAGCCGTCGCTTCACCAACCGCTTGACCATTCACTATAAATGCAATTGTTCCACTGGTCGGAGCAGTGATGTAATTAAAGCTACCTCTTGAAAATTTAATATGCCCAACTGCTTCTGTATTTTTGATGGTCAAGGTATCTGTGTATAGGGCAGCACTTATTGTTGCATTATTAGCCACCCAAAGGTTAGAGCCTATAGCAACTTTCGGCACACCATTTTCACACCAAACCGCTTGGTGTCCGCTAGCCATTGTTCCACCTGTTGTATTATTGGTATGCTTGTAAGCGAAACCATAGAGACTACCGAAGGTCGAACCATCATCGGCAATCTGATATGCCGAACCCATAGACCAAATGTGACCAATCTTCGCAGAGTCATATACACCATATACGCCTGACCGTCTGGTAGCAGTTGAGTGGGGAACTATCTTGCCATCTGACTGAATATCCAGCCTATCATTATGATTAGTAGCACCTAAAATTACGGCTGTACCTTGTACCCGCAAATTAGCAGTCGTAGAAAGACCGGAAGTAGTATATAGTTGAGCTATAGCAGTGTGACCAGTAGGAATAGCACCACCAGTATAAGTAGTGTAAAGCGTCCATTTGCCGATTGATCTATCTGCGGGCTTATATGATACGTAAACTCTATTACCCGCAGAAGTTGAATTGTAATATACTTCTAAATACACCTTTGCTGTAGTAGGATATACCGTAGTTGTATCCTTAACAATTCTAATGGAAGTGAATACTCCGCTAGCACCTCCTATTTGTGTGATTACAGGAGAAGTAGTACCATGTGCAGTTGATACGGTAAATATTAAACCTTTATTTTCATTATTTGTGTAACCATTAGTTATTGCAAATGTGCCTGACCAACTATAATTTGCACTACTATAATCAAAGTAAGCTATTCTAAGCCATCTTGCAGCCGTTCCGGTCGGGATATAAGAAGCATCGTATTCTAACGGGATATTAGACACGCCTATACCACCTACCATCTGAGCATTCAGATTAGTAACCATCGTAGTAGAAGATACAGTCAATGGTGCTGTTCCGGTAGCAACAGTAGAGATGAATCGAGTACCCGTGACAGTACTAGAGAAGTTTCCAGTATTGGCATAAACGCCTAACCATCTAGCTGACGTTAAACCAAGATTCAGTTTATTTGTTGCAGAGTCATAAGGTTTAAAGGCTGTAGCATTAAGTACTACTGCCGTAGCATCTGAACCACCACGTAAGAAACCAATATTGTTCTCTCCTGTACTTATGATATTTATGCCGGCGCTGGCAGTTATATTTCCTACTCCGGTCAAACTTCCACTCACATTTGCCGTACCGTTGAAGCTCTGTCCCCAGAGAGTGCGGGCAGTCTGCAACTTAGTAGCCGAAGCAACGTTGCTCGAAGTTAGGGCTACAGTTCCGGTAGCAGCAGGGAAAGTGAAAGTATAAGCACCTGTTGTGGTAGTCATAACAAAAATCCCATAACCAGAGGAAGAGCTATATAATACTAAACGTCCTCTCTTGTTACCAGCAGTTCCAGTAGCGGTGTGAGTTCCTAGTTGGAGCATCGCCTCTCCCTGCGCAGAAGCCGTTCCTTCTAATGTATAGTATTTAAACCCATCATTACTTCTTATAGCTTTATTTCCATTAGTACTACTCGTGATGAATGTACCATTGTACCATGTTCCAGATGTCGGATTTGTCTCCGTATTATATACCTGAGTTGCAGAATCAGCATTACCTTTAAATATACCATATACATTCTGGTAGCCAGTAAACGCTTGGTTCATAAATTTGAAACCCGAAGTCGTTAATATCAAGCTCGCACCGATTCTGTTTGCCCAATGGAAGCCGATAGCCGGAGCATACCCATCATCGGTTTGTGCGTTACCGACCATACCATTCTCTCTTACTTGTATGCCACCATTCGAATACCTACTACTTGCGGTCTCCTGATAAGTACCATATACTAACGCTTGTCCGGCAACATTAGCAGAACCATTGAAAGACTTCCCAAAGATTGTTCTTGAAGTTTGCAAGGTAGTAGCCGTATCAGCATTATTAAGAATAGAAAGATAAGTTGGCGTTTTATACGTACTTGTCGGCAATGTTTGAGCAGTAGTAAACGATGTAGTATATAATGTGACATCACCTGTTTCACTACTTGTCCTTGTCGTTTCAGACAATACGTATGTATTAAACGCTCCCCATTGAGCATTGACATCACCCCATAGGGTTATAACATTATCTTTAGCTGAAACATCGTAATACAATCGAAGTCTGCTAGTTGGAATATTACCGTTTATGATTCTAAAATCAACAACAGTAGAGGTTGCACTACTCCATCTAGTCCTTATAACAACAATTCCCCACAAACTATTGAATGCAGAATGTATATAAAGAGTTATGTCTCTATCGTTTGATGTATCACCCCAATTGAAGGAAGCTATCTTTCCCCAATAGCTAGACAAAGACGCAGTAGCGGTAGTTATATATCCACTCTTTCTTACACGTTTTCCAGTAGTACCAATCAATCCCCATGAGCAGGCAGTAACCGTACCAGCATTTAGGTAAGCCGGAACAGTGCTATCACCTACTGTTGATGAGAGTGCCGTTGGAGTACCTGCGTTCAGATAAATGGGTTTATTCGCTGCGCCAATGGTAGCTGTGCCAAGTTTAGTAGCTGTAGTGGCGGTAGCCGCATTGCCTGTAATTGATATACCCCACGAACCGGAAGCACCACCACCCGTTTTCGTCGGAGCGTAAGTATTATAGTTGGCAGCATGAAGGATTGCATTACCTTTATAGGTCAAAGAGGTCTCAGATACCGTTAAGTTCGTAGAAACTACCCACGGTGTAGAAGTCCAACCAATGTATGCTCTGGGAGAAGCGTTAGAATCTGTATATAAACCTATCCCAAACTGGATAGCTGCATAATTGGCAGTGTACCAATGTGAACCTGTAGCGTTGCCACCAGAAGCATTGTTTACACGATGGATAGAAGTATTAGCCATCCTTTGCGACACCGTCCATGTTTTCTGTCCTGTAATCGTTTGAGCACTTGCAAGGTCAACAAAAGTAGTACCCTTCGTTACGGTAATAGCCGTACCGGACTTGGCAACCGAAGTCACTGCATTGCCTGAACCGGTAGTGGTTACCGTCAATGCAGAACCACCTTCCAAGGATTTCACTCGGGTATTCAAGTCATTACCCAACTTGGCAGATAACACATACCCGGCTTTATCAGCAGAGTAGTCATCCCAGGCATCAAGACGATCATAGTCGCTACCGCCACCTCCTTCACCTGTACCAGGATTAAGCCCCATAGATGACAAGAACCCCGTAGCGTACAGGCCCGCTGTCTTACCAGAAGTTGCATGAGACAATTCCAAACCATCTGCTGTTGATCTTAACCAATAATCACCGATACGAATACCTCCCATAAAAGTAGCGGAACCGGTCACATACAAGGAAGAAGACAAAGTAGCGGCACCACCAACTCTTAGTTGTTTAGCCACGGCTAACCCTCCTGCTGTTTTAATGGCAGCAGCTGTGGTGGTAGTCGCGTCTGTAGTATTTGTTACGTTTAGAATACCCCCAATGTTTGTACCATTTCCCATAGTTACAACACCGGTACTGTTATTTATATACAGGGGTCTTAAACTATTGTAAGTTCCATACTGGTCGTCTTTGGCAGTCAACATAAAATAGGTAGCATTGCCATCGTTATATATGAAAAAGCCATAGCTACCATAAATGGCACGGAAAGCCTTAGCTGAGGTTGATTGTATTTCGCCAGAAGCAAGTATTCTTGAAGTCGTTGCCAGACCTGCTACGTTAAGTAATTGGGTATATACGTTTGACCAGCGATTAGTACTTGTTCCATTTGCCAAAGCATTATTTGTTCCGGGATATATACTTCCGGCTGTATTCATAAGAAGACCAGCGTTATCATTACCGCCTCTGGTAATATATAGAATATCCCCTTTTCGGTATAAACGAGCAGTAGTTCCCGTACCATCATAGATAGAGATACCCGTTGTTGCGCTATCACCCTTAACATTAATACCCGCTGTCATTGTGGTATAAGTGTACCCAAAGTGTCCTGCACCGGTTACTGCAAGTCTGCCTGTTACCGATGTATCTCCGAAAAACTCATCCATTCTAGCGGGTGTATCAATATTGGTGTATCCGGTCTCCGAAGTAATCAAAGAGATGGTAGAAGTTCCTCCCCAAATAGTCTGATTACTATGTCCTGTATAAATTGTTTTTAGATATACTTTGGGATAATACCATGTAGTAGCCGTAGTTCCTAATAGAATAACACATTTACTACCGTTATATGCTAAACGTACACCTTTACTGTAAGCACCTTTTGTATGGTATCCAATATTTACCCATTTCGCACTACTTGCAGTTCCACCACCATTATAATTATATGCACCAATTGTAATGACAGAAGCATTCGCAGTCGTATTATATTCATATATCCATATTTCATAAATATTCATACTGGAAGTCCATCCATTCGGTAGTGTAATACAGATAGTTCCTGTTGCCGGATTACCTGAATTATCAAAATAACCTGAGAAGTTGTTGATACGACCACTTCTTGCAACTAGGCTTTCAACTCCGAGCAATGTTCCGGTTATATTGGCTGTTCCATTAAAGGACTGACCCCACAAAGTTCTGGCTGTTTGTAGGGAGGTAGCTGTAGAAGCATTTCCTGTTAAATTACCAGTAACGTTACCAGTAAGGTTACCAGTTACATTGGCTACAATACATGAATTTTTAAGAGTAATAGTCTTGCTGGTATATCCTGATGGAATAGAGCCTGCGACTAGCGAAGTGTTCAGATTCCAGAAAGATTGTCCCGGTAAGGTAAATCTCACGACAAAAGTACTAGCAATAGCTGTTGGAACAAGTACTTCAAGATAAGCATAATTACCAGAATAAGAAGTATGATATACAATACGAGCTTGTGTTATTAATGGATTACCATAATGAGCACATGACAATTGCTGGATAGATGTACTTGCTGTATTTCCATAGGAAGTAGATACCGTTAATAAGCAATTGGTATGATATCCCGATGCAATCGCAGAAATAGAAAATAATCCAATCATGTTACTTATATTAACCGAAGTGGACGCTATTCTATACCATGTATTAGCTACTGTAGTTCCTGTGATAGTGGATTCATCGCCAGCAGAAACATTCATATCTGCTCTGGAAATTGTAATATTGGTAGAACCATCTATTGATTTACTAGCCGCAGCGATTGCTAAAGTCCGAGCCGTTCCCCATTTAGCAGTTGTTATATTCGCTGTTCCATCAAAAGAAGTGCCGTTTATGGTACGTGCTGTTTGTAACTTGGTTGCGCTTGCTACATTGTCAGTAATATGTGCCAGTTGTTTCCAATCACTCCATGTTGTTCCCTCAGCATTTCTTGAATACCATTTTCCACCAGAGGATACCATTAACTGTGTAGTGTATCCAACGGCTGACCTCAATACCATCAAGCCATAAGCTGATACACCAGAAGGTACGTTTGTTGTGGTATTACTTCCGCCTGCATAGTACAACTTACCAGAATAGTTAGTGTAAGTATAACTGTTTAAGTCTTGATTAGTTAACTCTGTTGTTGTTAATCTTGGTGCAGTTCCAGTAATAGATACGCCTAATGTTGTAGAACATTGAGTGATTGTACCTGCGTTCATGTAAACCGGAAGGGAAGCAGAGCCTACAGTTGCACTCATAGCTGTAAGCAATCCACCAGTCATATATATACCTCTACTAGCTGAACCGATTGTAGAGGTAGAAGCAGTGAATACACCCTCATTTAGATAGATGGGATGAGTACCTGTACCAATAGAGGCATTAGAAGCCGTCGGAGTACCCGCATTCAAATAGAAGAACTTCGTATTAGAACCTACCGTAGCCGTACCCAACTTTGTCGCTGTGGCTGCGTTTCCCGTGATGCTTACACCCAGCGTTGTTGAACATGCTGTAATAGAACCAGCATTCATATATACAGGAAGACTAGCAGAACCAACGGTCGTGGTAAATGCTGTAGGAACACCCGCGTTAAGATAGAATGGTTTAACAGTAGAACCAACGGTCGTTGTTCCCAACTTAGTGATAAGAGAAGTGTAGTTCCCTGTATGAAGAAGCTGTACAAAACTACCCCATACCATTTTAGAACCATCTCCGTAACCAGTACGTAAGTATAATTGATTTAATGCCGATGCACCCGTTGCATGAAACAGGTCAACAACCGCTTGTGATGAGGACAAGGTAGAAGACGTACTTCTTTGCCAACGAATTGTATGACCGTAATTGCTCGGATAACCTGTATCAGTAGTAGAGCTTACCTGATTATAATATAATCCTGAACCTTGCATTAAGGTATTAGCTACCGCATTATCCTGATTAGCGTAAAGCCTTTTTGAATAACCGGTAACATCTATACCCCAAGTTCCTGTTGCCCCAGTTCCTGCCTTCAATGGATATTTCCCATCCGATTCAGTCTTGGTATAAGCATTTGTAATTCCGTATCCGGCTATCGTAGTAGGCTTACCAGTCAATGAGCCAAAAGCAAGATCGCCTTTGGTAACCGTGATGACAGTACCATTCTTTGTCACATCCTTAACTACCGTACCGCTTCCGGATGGAGTCACAGTAACAGCCGCACCATTTTCAAGGCTTGTTACACGGGTATTCAGATCATTACCTAATCCGGCGGATAAAACCCATCCAGCCTTGGACGCGTCATAATCGGCCCATGTATCTAAGCGGTCGTAATCTGAACCTCCGCCACTGCCTGTCCCTAAATTCAATCCCATGGACGACAGGAACTGTTCCGTATATAAACCGTATTTAGCTTTTATCGCATATACCGGAGCCGATGCAGTTCCGATGTTTACCTTTTCGAACAGGTCGTCAAACGTGGCTTTAGTTAGAAAGGTGGTACCTTTGACTAAGGTAATGATGTGGCCGGAGACAGTAGCACTTGTAACGGCATTTCCGCTGCCACTATAGGCTACATCATTAACTCCGTCCGTAATACCGAAACCGGCTAATGTTGTAGGATTACTACCAGCTGTTACACGGCCATATGCATCAGTAGTAGTCTTAAAATACGTTCCAGCCGTGCCTACCGCTTTGAGGTTCAGAACACCGGATGAGATTGCCAGCGTTGTCCCTACCTTCACACCTCCAAGAACGCTAGCGGATGCTGTAGGTAACGTATAGGTGTAGGTCGCTGATAGTTTTCCATCAGAATCTATACTCAGACGGTCGCCTACAATTATACCCCCTAATGCCTTGGTTGTAGCGGCTGAAAGATTTATTGTGCGATTAGCGGCCAAGGTGCCACCTCCATTAAGACCGGTACCGGCTGAAATAGTTATAGTCTTATCCGCCTTAGTTCCAATAGCGGTTAATAAATCTTCTATCTGATTGACATTGCCCTGTAATACATCCGCTATTTCCTTTAATGTATCAAATGCCTCGGGAGCACCATTAACCAAAGCATTAATTCTGGCATCAAGATCCGCTATCGTAGCATAATCTTTAGAAGTAACCCATAATTGGGTAGCATAACCGGCTTTGGAGTGGTCTCCCCAACCGAAAGCGGTATTCCAATTTGCCTTATCTGCTGATGTTGCAACCAGATACCCTTTATTATTTACCCAAGACTCCGTAGCATATGCAGCCAGACTTTGATGTTCGGTGAGGAATGTAGCTTTAGAGAAGGTTACTGTATTTCCATTCTGGGTAAACCCGGATAGTCCGTTGCCAGTTCCACTTGTGGTTAATGTTATAGCTTTTGATTCAAGAGAACTTACCCTTGTGTTCAAATCCCATCCTAACCCGGCTGATAATACATATCCGGACTTATCGGTGGAGTAATCATCCCAGGCATCAAGACGGTTATAGTCACTACCTTCCCCGGAACCGGCATTCGGATTAAGGCCTTTGGAAGACAGGTACTGTTCGGTCCACAGACCGACTTTTGCTTTGATGCTGTCAATTACAGTGGAAGTATTGTTAATGGCAATTTCGTTTCCGTCCGCATCCATAGCGCCAAACAGACGGGCAAGGAAAGTCTTGGTTACGTAACGGGTATCAAGAATAGTAGAAAAGTTACCTTCGTCTACAATTCTCATCCATCCCGTAGCAACGCCATTATTATCTATCCTGCGCTTATACAGGTTGTTATTGCTCCCAAATCCTATCTGTCCGGTATATCCGGCTGCTATTCTCCAAACCATCAACCCGTATGCGTCTGACGGAGAATTTACGGTAGTATTGCTACCGCCGGCATAATACATCTTGCCACTGTGGTTAGCATATGTATAATCGTTTAAATCCTCATTAGTAAGAGGCGCCTGATATAGACGTCTGGAACTTCCGGTAATGGATATTCCCCAGGTTCCCGTAGCGTTACTTCCATCTTTGTTTGCCTTGTCATCCAAAGCGGTCTGAAGACCGGAAATCTTCGAGATAGCAAGTGTAGGAATATCACCGGAAACCAGTGAATCCCCGGATACCACGCGACCGTAAGTGTCTACTGTAACCTTTGTGTACGTCCCGGCCGTAGCTATGCCGGATTTCAGATTAAGTACACCATTGGCTATGGACAAAGTTGTTCCAACCTTAACCCCACCTAATACAGAACCGGATGCTGTAGGAAGAACATATTTATTGGCTCCGGCTTCTATTCCGTTAAGCTTATTCAGAAGAGTATCTGTAAAGTCGTTTGCTGAGAGTCCCTTGCCTTCAACCTTATCAACCTTTTCAGCCAGGAGGGTAGTCACTGATGAAGTTGTGGCATAATCGGCCAACTTTGTATTAACCCATGCCTGGGTAGCATATCCGGATAAGGAAGGGATATCGGATTTCTTTGCGTAATTGTTCGTAGTAAGATAATCACTCAACTGAGTTTCATTCAATCCGATATCGCTGAGATTAAGGCTTTCCCAATGTGTTTCCCCCTTACGCTGGACCATGATACGGTCAACAGTCGGAATATCATCCGCCCAGGAGCCGACATTATTCAGCTCTCCCAAGGAAGAAGCGCCTCCCGCACTGCCACCCGCACCGGTATTCACACCTTTGGCAGACATGTAAGAATCAGAATATATACCTACAGCTTCAGAATCATAATCAGCCGGATGCAAACCTTTATTGGCCGTATCACGTACAAACCAACGCTGCATGGCCTTGTCAAACTCTGTAACAAAATCCGCCTTATTGACTTTATCATCAAGCGCAGCCTGAAGGCCTGTGATCTTTGAAATACCGAGTGCCGGAATATCACTGGTGGATAAGGAAGAGCCGGCAGTCACACGGCCGTAAACGTCCGTTGTTACTTTCGCATAAGTTCCGGCAACTGCCACTTCCGGAAGATCAAGAACTCCTGTCGCGGAAGCGGTCAGTGTAGAACCGATCATCACACCACCAAGAACAGCTGCCTTGGCAATAGGAAGGATATATTTGTTTGCGCCCTCAGCAATACCGTTCAATTTCTGGAGAAGAGTATCGGTAAAATCATTATGAGACAATCCCATCCCGGATACCTTATCCACTTTCTTTTCCAGTGCAGTATTTACCCATGACTGTGTTGCATAACCATTCAAAGATGGTATGTCACTTTTTTGGGCATAATTATTCTCCGTCAGATAGCTACTTAAAGCGTCTTCATCCATTCCTGCTTTTGCAGCATACCACTTGCCGTCTGAACCATAAGTTAATACTTTTCCAGTTTCCGCTCCAAGTACACCGGTTCCGCTTGCATTCTGAGAAACGTCATTCAATTGGTACAGTGCAGTAGCCCCTTCTCCAGAGCCTCCCCCAGCATTCGGATTAAGGCCTTTTGATGACAAATATTCATCCGTCCACAATCCAAACTTAGCTTTAATGGACGTGATGACAGACCCCATATCGTTAATGGATACCTCCGAACTGTCTTCACCGATAAAACCGAATACTTTAGCAAGGAAGGCAACGTCTACTTTCTTTGCAAGAGCAGTATTCAGCGCCGTAGTGGTTACATAACTGCCCAGTTTAGTATTTACTTCAGTCTTTGTATAAGCGTCTGTAATACCATACCCGGATAACGTTGTTGCTTTGTCAGCTTTGACAGCCAATAAGTCTGCCAACGTAGATGTCTGCGTCTGACCAGCCAGGAATGCTTCTAGTTCTTTCCACTTATTGATTATACCATCCGTATCGGAGCCTTCAAGAAAATCATTAAGCTTATCAGAGACAGCCTTCAGAGAACTAGCCGTTGCATAGCCCTGGCTATTAACCCACGATTGAGTTGCATAGCCGCTTAAAGCGTCTGAAGTTATATAATTTTTGCCCAATACCCAGCTTTGAGTCGCATAACCTGAGAGTGAAGGAATATCACTCTTTTGGGCGTAGTTGTTATCTGTCAGGTATTTGCCTAAGGCTGTTTCATCCAAACCAACCGCATCGGCAGCGTACCATTTACCGTCATTTCCATAGGTCAGGACCTTACCTGGACCTGCACCGAGAACACCTGTTTCTGAAGCGTTCTTTGCTACGTCATTGAGCTGGTAAAGGGCGGTTGCACCACCTTCGCCGCTACTTCCTCCTGAACCGGGATTTAAACCCTTTGCGGACAAGAATTCGTTTGTCCATAAACCGACCAGAGATTGTACACTGGTTATTTTTTCTGGATTTTCCGAATCATCCTTATGGATTACAAAGATACTGTCCCAAACCGACTTGTCGAGCTTCTTCCTGTATTGTTTCAATAACTCGCTTTGGGAAGAGAAATTATTACTTACCGAAGTCTCCACTTCGCTTATCTGACCTTGTATTCTGTCAAGGGTGCTTGCTGTTGTCTCGTTGTTAAGCGTAACCTCAAAAGTAGGAATTATTCCTTCTCCCTCTTTTATGGTAAGAGATTGGATGATTATATTTTCATTGTTTATTCCTATCTCTTGATCGTTTACAGTAAGGCGCTTCCCTTCCATAATATCATTATAGAAGTTCACGTTTCTTGCCATGAAAATCTCGTCCACACCCACGTTGTAGGAATAGTTGGTGCTGCTGTATTTAGCAAGATATTCTTTCGCCCTTGCAAGAAGTCTGTTCTCTGCGTCACGGATATAAGCCTGTGGCATCAGAATATTCAGAAGAACAAACTTGTCTCCGGCTTTCATGTTCCAATCCTTATTAGGAACAGTGAAATTCCCTGTGTCTTCTTTTTCAAGCGTGTTTCTTCCAAGTGTAAGAGTATAACTTCCGTCTGAAGCCCGTTCTATTTTGGTTATGTTGAAAGTGTATCCCTGCAAAGAGCCACTTTTCATAGACATTTGCGCTTCATCAGTAGTAAGGCTTTCATTTAGGTCAAATTCCAAATCATACAACCCTACAGTAAAAGTGGGCTGTGTTTCATTGGTTATTGCACTTACACTCTTTATCTCGTCTATGGCTTGACCTGAAGAGTTTTTCATTCCCGTAATTGACGGGTAAATATCATCATAAGTTATAGTCCCTTCGCGAATACCATATTTTGCAATGGCTTCTTCTGAAGCAAGCACATAATCTGTTTTTCCATCAGCCTTAAAACTGGGAAGCATTAACCTGAGTGGAGAAAGTGCGTAATTTGCCGGAAGAACACTATCCTCCCAATCAGGAAGTTTAGGATAGCTGTAGTCCAGGTTCCTTGTTCCACCGTATGCACGAAGTTTAGTCACAACACCTGTATCGGTGTCAGAAATTCGTTCTATCTCATACAGTCCTTTCCCTTTTCCGTATTCGAATACATTATCAACTACAGGCTCTTCCCCGCCAATGATAACGTTTCTTCCTTTTATAAAGTAATTAAGCTTGTATTCCGTATTTACAAGAGAAAGTGCATCCCAACAGTTTTGATTGCTCATTGAGATGTTTTTTTCTTCACTCTCCGTACTTTCTGCAATGGTAATACTCCACGCTCCTTTGCCATACATGGCATCCAAACAAGCCTGGATTCTTTCAGCAAGATACTTTACGTCTCCTGTAAACTCTACAGAAAGAGGGGTTGGATATACTATTCCGTTGTCTCCCGGTACAATATTCCTCATCATGCATCGCTCAAGCTCATACTTTAACGATACAAACCTAAGCTCATACTTGTACTCATAGCTTGAAACCTTTTTTACAGTAGGAAGTAGTTCCAGTTCAAAGCGTTCTCCCCTGTAAGTAATATAGTCAAAAACACTGAAATCTATCTTTTTTTCAGAAGAAAACGTAGCGATTACAGTACGGTCTCCCATAAAGGTTCCGCTGTATTCAAGTTTGTGTAGTACACATTTTTCAGTTTGTCCGTCTTTACTATATACTATCCAACCCATATAGTCAACTCCTTATAACCAAATTTTCAACAACTGTACTGCTACCTGCCTTATAACTTGGAATAATCCTTGTTTTTGGATCGCATACGTGCAGTTCCATATTAAACTCAAGAATTTCACTGTTGTCTCCTTGCCACAACTCCGTATCGCTTATTTTAGTCAAATACACATCCTGCCTTCCTGTACGTGTCATGGCATTGTATATTTTCAACCGTGAGCCATAATTATCCGCTCCGGTAAGATACTCAAGCAACATCTCCAATTTATCCATAGCCGTTCCTTTCGCTCCCTCATAACATACGCTTATTTTAATGTCATATGCTTTTAAAGGTAACGTGTCTGGAATAAATGTGTCTTCACCATCTTCGTCTGCCCAGTCGCGCTTAGGCAAGTCTTTAACTTCACCCGGAGCAGAAAGCGGAAAATCCGTACACACCATCCCGAAATCAACGAGAAAGTCCTTAACGGGTGCGTCCGACTTCATCTTCTGGAATAATATGGAATATGGTTCGTTCATTTACTTTAATAAAAAAAGAGCCTGAAACGGGTACAACAGCTTATGTTGCCCTATTTCAAGCTCTTATGGCTTTATGGTATATTAAATGAATTGATACTTCATTGCAAATATACCAATTTTTATTATATTATCTACAAAATAATAGAAAATATAAGTAAATAAACTGTTATATATGCGACAATATCCGCATGTGTAAGCATTTTGTTTTTTCACCTTCTGCTTCCTTGGGCTTCTCCAGCTTGTCTATTCTTTCGTTGGCGAGTTCCAAATCTTCGGATAAGCGCAACAATTGCTGCATGAGAATTTTATTCTGTCTTATCAGTATTTCTATATTGTTTTCCATAATGTTAATTCTTTTAATATAAGTGAGTTGCATGGAATAAGTCTGCCCACCTTATAAACAAGGTGGGGAAGACTTGATTTATATATAATATTGTTATTACATATTAAGAAGATATTCTCCTAATGCATGAGCCTTTTCTCTTGAAATAAAAGCCAAACTGTCACGCTCATGGTCTTCATTATCTGATATACACACTGCTATCATATCGTTTTCGGAATGTGATATTGTTATATTTAATGTACCAAACTCATCTTCCATTGTCGCATATTGAGAAAGGAGTCCCTCTCTTATTGCCATTTCGGTAGGATTTCCATTCTCATCAATCAAGCCATTTTCTAAAGCCAATTTTTGAATATCCTCTACTGAACATCCTATTTCTTTTGCCACTTCATCAAATGTGAAGTTCTTATTCATTTTTATTTCCATGGTTACGCTGCTATTAAAGATTTAAACTTGTTAAGGAAATACACTTGACCCTTCCCTGTAACATAGCATGTATGCTTTATGAAGGTGGGATTACCTCCCTGCGTTATGGCGTTCTCCGTTACAAAAAATAGATGCATTTCAGCAGCTCTCTGTGTAGGAGTATAATCAAACAGATATTTGTTCTTTGACTTACTCCATCGCTTGTGACGAATAAGATATCTGTTCTCCACAAACCAATCATACAGCCGGTATTCTCCAATGGTATATCCGTTTTGGGTGATAAGCTTTGCGAGATCACGGACAAGGATATTTGTGGGAGCATTCTTTACGCATTCTGTGAACACTACTGCAGGTTTTGTCTCCGCTTCGATGGCTTTCTTCTCCTGTTCTTTCTGTTCAATCAACTTCTGTTGTTCCTCTATCTTAATTTGCTGTTGGGCAGCTAACATGAGGGCTTCGGCAAAAGATTGAGGGACTTGAGGTTGTACGGAATAGCTTCCCGTATTTACTACCGATGGGACGATTTCATCAAATATCCAGCTCTCAAATTCATCTGCTTTCGGCATTTGGCTTTTTGCGGTTAAACGATAGATATTACCTTCGTTGATAAACTTCATTTGTTGAGTTCTTCCCAGTGAATCTATGGCGTCACGATTCGTTACGCCATGTGATTTACAATGATCTAAGATCGCCTTACGTGGATTCGAATAGCCTAAAGACGTTGCGATATCCGTTCCACAGAACCAGGTCTTACCGTCTTGAACAAACATACGAACTTTACCGAATAAAGGATGTTCGTAGATTTTAACTTCGCTCGTTTCGTGAGCTGATGCACCCAACACTGTTACATTATTAGTATTGTTTGAATAATTTATATTTTCCATATCATTGTATTTTAAAAAGGAAAGGGCAAATGCCTATCCGTATATTGTAGGAGTTTACGGAATCGGCAAATGCCCCATAAAATATTTTTGTTCTCCATGCGCAACTCCTACGTAACGCACTTTGATAGCTATCTTCTGACAGCAAAGTTATAGGACAAAATAGACCTCTGCAATAGCCCTAAAAAGCACTTTAAAATATTGGGCTGTATTGGGCTGTATCGAGACATAAACGGACATAAAAAACTTTATTATACGATGTAATTTAGATACATTCTACTTCCATATGCGATACATGGCGTATAAACATACCATCATGCCCGAGCTGTGATACCACTTGCTTGTTTAAGAATATAACAAGCTGATTTATTTAATATTGCTGGTCTAATTATAGTCCCACCATTATAGATATGCTTCAAACACTTTCACATTATAGATATTGACTTGTCCGTAGTTGGCATCAAATACCTTCTTAATATCATATCCCAACTCATAAGACAAAGCTTTCATCTTTCTCCAATTAATAGAGCGCCAGTTCATCCCATGCTCTTTTGCCCAACGCTTGATAGAATACCATTCTTTTGATTCGTCAAGTTGTTCGGTCTTCTGTTCAAGAAGCTGTTGCTTTTGCCTGTTTTCTATTTCAAGTCTCTCTTTCTCTTCTTCTGCCTGTAATGCCATTAGAAGAAGTTCTTTACGTGAGAGTTCTCGTTTTGTTACCTGTTCCTCGCAGGCAATGAAATACTTTCTTGCTTGCTTCCCACGCTCGTTATTCTCAAGCATTGAGAGTTCTTTTGCCATGCTGATAGATAGTGCGTATTCTATTTTGCTAACTTGTTGATTTTCAGAGTCGCCTAATTTGGCGTGTCTGATATTCAACAAGTTACCTCGATAATCAAAATAGAGTACCTCAAAATCCTTACCTTCTACAAAGTCGTATTTATCAACACGACCTTTAATCCAGTTAGAAAAATCTTTCCCAACTTGTAAAAAAGCGTGTAAATCTCGTGCATTAACAGCTCTTTGGCCATTATTTTCTTGAATAGGTATTAATTCATTTATATTTTCCATAATCCGTTTATTTAAAATGAAAGCAGGGAGAAATGAAATTTAGATGTTTAATGTGGCTGCCAACATCCAATTTCAAAACTCCCTGCAAATATCTTTAGTGCTTTTACCGGCAGCCACGCGGGTAAATAACAACGTTGTTTCTGCTCGCTAAGTTAGGTAACAAAAATCAATTAAACAATAGATAATTTAAACTTTAACTTATTGATTATCTGTTTAAAACAACAAACAAAGAAACAAACAAACAAAGTAAAAATGCATACAATTGTTGCGTACAATATACTCTAGACAGATATATTGCACCTTTAAAATCTTTGCTACTTGGCTAAATAAGCAAGTGAATTAACGTTGGTTAAAACCTCTTTGTAAGTTTCACAAACGGATATAGAAACAAATGGAAAAGATAGAGGATAAGCACTGCACAGAAAGGTATAATTCCTCTTCTGCGTTTGATACGTTGAAACATCTTCTTCTCATTGAGAAGGATGCAGACTACCGCCTTTTGGTAGGTGGTAGGAAAAGTTAAATTCGTTGTGACGTTCATTTTTTAACGAATTGTGATAAAAAGAAGCCCTTCGTAGGTGTGAACGTCACAACATACGCAGGGCATAGATGTCGCAGATTGTTTCCTTTCTGCCACCATAAAGGGCTTCCCAATATCTTGTACAAAATGTATTCGCTTTATTTTGCCCAAGAATTTATGTTGTAACGTTCACTGCAAAGATACGCATTCAATTTTAAAAAGCAAACATGTTTTATAACATGCTATATATTCTATAGAAGTATAGAAAATACAGCACTAACTAAAACCAAAATAGAAAGGAAGGCTATAGGTAAACAACCTGTTCTATTATTTGGAGTAAATTTATGACTATCATTCATTTTCCTTCCGCATCTAGGGCAGACAGGCGATCCAATAGGCAAGCTAGATTCTTTCCCACAATCGCAGCGATACATGTGCGTCTTTTCTGCTTCTTCTCGCTTAATGACATGGCTTTCAAACTCATTAATTTCCCGTTGAGAATATTCTCCTCCTGCCTCATTAGGTTTAAATTTATATCCGCACTTCAAGCAGGTGCATTGTATTTTATTCATCCCTATTCCACCAGATGCAGCAGCAGCAAAAATATTACCGGTTATCAATCCACCAGCAATGGCTCTCCCAGTCTTAAATCCTCTTTTATCTATATAAATTTGTGTAGAATGACATTTCGGACATTTCATACTATAAGACTTTTAAAGTTAATACTTTTACAAAAATACCCATTCTGAGATAACCAACCAAGAAAGCAAAATGTTTTTTGCAATATCTTATCATAATACACCACAAATACAATTCATTAAAACAATAAACATGTTATATAACATGTTTGTTCTTACAATAATTAATATCAATAAAAGTGTACCTTTGCTGAAAAATCAAAGAGTATGGAAGAACCTATAATTAGATGTCCGCATTGTGGTAGCCAACAATTATCAGTGGGAGAAAAAGGATTTTCGGCAGGTAAAGCAATAGTAGGCACTCTGCTTACAAATATGGCAGGTGGAATATTGTTTGGGCTTTTAGGAAGCGGAAAAACTAAAGTGACTTGCCTTAATTGTGGAAAAACAATGAATGTTTCCGAATTAGAGAAAATCTATCCAAATCAAAAAGATAAAGATGGATTTCCTCCTGTTATATAAAGGTCAAGTTTTCTATTCCATTGATTTATCCTCCTTTTGGCGTTCAGAAGAAGAAGGCTGGCTCTGGGATTCCACGTTATTCGCATCGTTAGGATGTTCCATTTCGTATATACCATTAAATACTCTGACTGTTTCATCCCATGCATGATAAATCAAATCATTGCTGGGATGATTCATGTACCCTTTGTATATCTTCCAAAGAAGTCTTCTGTAATACCACCGTCTGAAAAATGCAACAATCTTTTTCATAAGCCACCTTTCTTTTTCTAAATATTCCCCGGCTTTCTGTTCCGGGGAATATTGGCTACATTTGCAGCCGAATTTAAAAACAACGTCTATTTATAAGTGGCACGCTCTTTGCGGTAACGACAAAGGCAATATTGCCACAATATTTAAAAAACCTTATATATGGGAAGGAATGAAAAAACATCACCTAAGGTAGCTAAAATAGCTTCCGAACTCCTTAGAAATCCAAACACTCCTAAGAAGGTAAAGTCTGTTGCTGCTTCTGCTCTAACTCAATCTCCTGACAAGAAGAAAAAGAAGTGATTTTTTCAATGCAAGCCTTTGGTATAACCATTATACCATTGGCTTGCTTTATCGTATTATCTGTTTCTTCCGCAAAATTATGAGCCAATGATATAACTTTGTCATCTTCATATATTACCTTCCCGAAACTTTCCACTAATAATTTTTCAGCATGATAATCGGATATATCCTGCCAACCTGACGTTACCCCATAACTGTCAGTCCATACAATACAGACATTATTTCCGACTATACCTTTCATGAAATCAATCCTCTCCGCCATGAAAAGATGTCAAGGTCTCGGATAGGCTTTGTCAAATTACGAAGGCTGGTATTCATGCTTTTTATGGCTTCCAGCCTTTCATCTACCCTTTCCTCTGTTTCCAATTCATTGTCAGCCCTCCAAAACATCAAATCATGCGTTTCAGATATAATGGTTTCAAGCTGAATAATAAATTCATTGCACTGCCTACGTAATTCAAGTTCTTTCCTTTCACGGGAATTTAGTTCTTCGTTACTCATACTCTCGCATCTTTTCCGCAAATATAGCAATAATATATATAAAATCTAATATTATATAGAAAATATAAGCAATATTTAAACAGTCAAAATGGAAGAGAATCAAATTTATTATTAATCTTCTTAAACATTCTACTTGGTTTGTTTGTTATACCGTAACTAAATCATATATTTGCAGTCAAGAAAGCTGTTGCAATGGGAAATTGGAGTGAAAGACAAGAGGCAAAGAAAGCAGTCAATGAAAAGGAAAAAATAAGTCGGGAAACGCTCGGAAAGTTTTTTTATGATTTGGCTAAAACATCATTTGCTGCAATGGTGGCGGGTGGAGCTGTATCGTTTTTCACAAGTTCAAATAATGAGTTGTATTGGCTTTTACTTTTGATTGGAGCATTTTCAACAATAGTATTTGCTTATATTGGTTATAAAGTAATAAGGAGGTAATTATGGAAGGTCTATTAATCGTTTTAGGAGGTTCTGGGGCTTTGGCCTTTTTATTCGCTCTTTGGCTAAATACCCGAAAAGGTAAAAAATGGCTTGCAAGCTTATAACACTAACAACTTTTTTAGAACAATAATAAAGCCAGACATTACATCTGGCTTTTTCTTTGTATTACATTCCCACTGGTTTCTACAGCACAATTCTCTCCATGAGTGTAAACATAGACGGATGAAGAATCACTTTGCTTTACGTTCACCTTTGCATTATTATAAACCGACACAAACACCTTAGACATTCCCGAAACCTCTATCGAAACATCACAATCGTGTCTTACATATAATCTTGCAGCCGCAAACCCACCAAAAGAGATATTACCAGTGCATTTGCCGTTTAATACCCAAGTACCGTTGCCACCATTTACCACATTCACAACCTCATCCACGAATACAAGGTTGTCATTCAATATTTTCCTATCAAAGTAGGCTTTAATAAACTCCTTGTTTGGAAAGTCGTGTTTTTCAAAACAGAAATCACTTCCTTTCTTCCACATCTTAATCAGTTCGTCCTGGGTACGATCTTTCTCCCATTCACCCTGCCATTGTTGGCAGAGACCAAGCTCTATTGCCCGGTCTCTAAGTTTTTTATTTAGTTCGTTCATAATATTATTTTACGCCTCCTGAGGTTGTGCCAACGTTTTGACATAACCTTATATTTTAATGTACTCTAAATGCCCTTTCTCCTCTATCATAGCATCTATTTATTATGTCCCGTATTTCCTCTGCAAACTGTGCATTTCTTTCCGTATTTCTCGCTATCGCATTCAGTTGCTGCAACTGTGCCTGCGCTATTACACTCATTTTAGGAAACTCCTCATTGAAGAACTTTTCCTGCAACATACGTTTTACACTAACGTCCTGCCGTATGGCATTCAAGTATGATCCGAGCAAATAGGATGTATCTTCCGTAACTCCTTGTATGTCTTTTGAAAGACCGGAAGTATCACCATATCCTGTAGCTGTCAATGCACCTCCAGTAGCCTTATTAAATGCTTCAAGAAATTTATCTGATGCTTCAAGCATTGCATTTCCCTCTGTATCAAAAAAGTTCTTTATAGTTGAAGCGGCAAGCTCTGTATTGTTGTTTAAGTCTTCAAAGTTCTCAAATACACCTCCTTTACCGTTTTCATCGCCAAACAGCTTCTTTTGTAGCTTTTCCATCATCGGAGCGATAACCATATTCTTCAGGATGGAATTAGCTACATCTTTCATTATATTGTTGACCGCTTTGTCAAAAGCTTCAGCCGCATCTTCTCCATTAGCAAAAGCATTAACAAGCGCATCGCTAAGTTGACCAGCCCATCCGTCAAAGTCTATTGCATACAACTCTTTCGCCAAATCCTCGATAAAGTAACGTATCTGACCATTTAATTCATTTATCTGTTGTTGATAATCAGCAATTTTTCCACTATCCGATTTCTTTTTGCTTTCTTCGTCACGGAGCTGCCCTTCAAGTTCCCTTCGTTGTGCCACGAGTGAAATATATTGAGCTTGATATGCTTGCAACGCATCTGTTCCGCCTATGCCTACATCTTCAAGTGCTTTCAGAACCTCTTTATCAGCTTCTACGGAGAAAAGTTTAATGTTTGTTCCGAAAAACTTGGATATTTTTTGGGCTGTAAGCTCTCCCTCTTTTATCTGTTCTTTCAAGTGCTCCGCATATCTACCACTATTTTTCAGCACCTCATATACGGTAGAATAACTTGTACTTAAAGAACTTCCGCTCCTCTGTACCTGTTCATTCAATTGTTCGTACAGGGCAAGTTGTTGCTCAACCGCTCTTGTGCCTGTACCTCCAAATCTTTCTACAGAATCATTCAGATTATCATATGCAGCCTTTAAGTCCTCTACACGCTGTTTACTTCGTTCTATAGCCTTGTCTAACTTCTTATCGTGAATCTGAGCAATTCCGCTTATTAGACCTAAAGCCGCACCGGCTGCGGCTCCCCAAGGTCCTGCCGCTCCAAGTGCAGAAGTAATACCTGCCATTTGAGAAGCTCCTCCCAAAGCACTGCCGGCTACAGACGCCGCATCTGAAACCCCTGAACCTAATCCCAAATTCTCAAACACTCCTCCTAAAAAATCAGCCGCATCAGCAAGTGAACTAAAAGCTTGTACTACTCCTCGTATAGCTATGGCCTCATCTTTAAAAGCATCTTTCAATTTGTCATCCGCCGCCTTCTTTTCCTCATCCGTTTTTGCCGCCTTTACAGCTTCCTTTGCCTTCTTTACATTACCGAAAGATTCTCCTAACGCTCTGAACGGATTACGCTCTGTCTGCTCACTCCTTAGGTTCCGAAGGGCTTCCATGAGTACCTTTGTCTCTTCCACGGAAAATTTTTGGGAAGCAGCGAACTTTTCTACCTTATCAATCATATCATCAAGAGTCGCATTTGAAACCCTATCCAAATCATCGAATATGCTTACCCAATCGGAGGATTCTTTAAACTGTTCAAAAGCTACGCTTCCTATCTCCTCATCAGCCTGCTTCTTACGCTCGGCAATCATCTTGTCAACATCTACACCACTGGATTCAAATTTATGGCGATTATTCTCTATCTCAGATAAATCATCATTCAACTTGTTTTCAATTTCCGTCACTTGTGTGGCATAGTCACGATATTTGCTCACAAGTTCAGCCAAGTTATCAGCCGTATCTTTTCTTAGCTGCATCATACCATCATTGTAGGCTTTCACGTATGGCTCTATCGACGAAATGCCAGCATCTTTCATTGATGCTTCATCCATTTTCAGAACATCCTCAAAAGATATCCCTTTTCCTTCTATGCCTTTTTCAATCTCCTCACGGAAGCCTTTCAGCATATCTGTTTCACCAACATTAAGTTCACCGAAAGCAAGCTGCATAGCAAACTTTTTATTTCCCGTTTTTTCTCGTATGGATTTAAATAAGTCCCACTTTCTTGTAGTATCATCAATGCTCTTCTGAATATTTTTCAGAACATTGTCAACTTCTTTTTTTAGGTTTTCTTGTTCATTCTTATCTAACTTAACTCCAACGGAAAGCGACAATTCTTTCTGTTTTTCAGTGTTACCAAGCTGTCCCTGAATGTCTTTCCAAACGTTATTAGGGTTTTCAAGATCAAGTTTAAATCCGTATGCACCCGTAAACAAGCCGCCAAACTCTTTGTTACTTTTTACCCTGTTTGCAGCGGCATCCTTTCCTTCTAATTTGCTCCATTCCTTATAAGAGGAAAGGGCTTTGTCTATTAAATCTATACGATTTTTCCATAATTCGGCTATATAATCTTTATTTCTTTCTTTATCAGAAAATTTTTCTATTTCTCTTTGCGCATTTTTAATTGTCTCTGTAAGCTTGTTCCATCTTTCACTCCCAACTAAAGACACATCAAGAGCGTCTCTTGCTTCTTCGGCTTCTTTCTTTATTCTTTCCCAATGCGATTTATTTTTAACAGTTATACTTCCACCAGAAAGTAAACTAGCGATTTTATTATTTATATCCTTCAATGCGTTTTGTGCATTATTAAATCTTATCTGCACATCAATAGGGATAACATAAAATGCAGATTTTTTAAGTTTTTCTTGTTCTTTCTCCAAGACCAACTTAGCCGCATTAAATTCCTGAAGAATTTGCTCACGGCTACTCTTTGCTTCAATCAACCGTGTTTCAGCAGATTTAATATTTTCTTCTGCCTGTTTTTTAAGGCGAATATATTCTTCAAGTTGTTTATTTAATAATCCTAATTCCTCTTGATATGATTGATACTCAGATAGAGTAATACCACTTATACCTTTGGGGTGCATGTATTCTCCCATTGCTTTTTTTACCCTATCAATCTCCGAAATAATATGTTCGTAAGTTAATTTATCTCTTTCCTCATTGAGTTTCTTGTTTGCCTCAGTAAGAGAGGCAACGGCTAATTCTTCACGAGTATAGGCATTTGTCAAGGCGGGGGATAATGATTTCAGTTGTTCGTATGCTGATATTTGCGCATATTCTGTTTCCGTTTCATCTTGAATAACTCGTATAAGCCTATCAATCTTTGATTTCCTTTCATCAAGAACATTATTAAATCTTTCTTGTTCTTCTCTATGAAGTTTTACAGCCTTTTCGGCTGTTGTTTCTGCGTTTGTTAAATATAAGAGACCTCCTATTAAAGTACCTATTGCCACAGCGGCAATAGTGTAAGGATTAGCCGACATTGCAGAATTTAAAGCCCATTGTGCAACAGCTGCTGCCTTAGTAATTTTTATTCCTCCATTCAAGAATGTATAATAAGCCTGCATTTGTTGTATGGCAAAAGAGGCTTTTTGTGCAGTGTTCACAAGCAATATAGCCGTTCTATAAGCTCCGTAAGCCCCTATAACTCCCGTAAGCACTGGAAGCAACTCCCTCCAATGTTCCGTAAGCATTCTAACCATGTCAATGCTACCACCCAGCAAACTATTGTTCGCCTGCGCAATGTCAGCAAGCATAATCTGATAGGCATCCTTCAACTTTGCAAGCTTACCGGAAAGACTGTCAGATAACTTAGCCTGCATATTATAGAACTTTCCGCCCTCATTAGTCAGATCGGTAAAAACCTCCTTAACCATCTCAAACGGAACTTCTCGGTTGCTTATCTTGTCGAATACCTCGCCGACACTAACAACACGGTTTTCAAGTTGAGAGAACTTCTTTGCCAATTCATCCAGCAACGGGATTCCAGCTTCCGTAAACTGTCTTACTTCCTGCCCACGGAGAAAAGCCGCACTACGTACCTGCCCATAAGCAAGTATGATACGCCCCATATCCACACCAAGCCCGGCTGAAACATCCGCTAATCTCTTAGTGGTATCATAAAGCTCTTCATAAGGTATCTGGAAAGCCGCCAACTGCTTGGTATATCCGGCAAGTTGCTGGAAAGTGAACGGACTTTCAATAGCCAGATTCTTAATCTTTGAGAACATCGCATCAGCTTTGGCCCCATCACCAAGAATGGACTGCAACGCTATATGCTGCTTCTGGAACTCACCTCCAATCTCGATTAACTGAGTAGCAAACCTTTCCAACGTATAAATGGAGTACATATTTGCTATCTGCCCCTGCAAACTTCTTACAATGCCATCCTGAGATTTCAGACTCGCGTTAGTTTTATCTAGCGCAGCCTTATGCCTTGTTTCAAGAGCCAAAGCCCTGTTCTTTTCCGCATTAAGTTTACCTTGCTCAGTCGCAAGCCTGTTTGCTTGGTTGATAACAGCCGTGAGATTTCCGCTTCTTATGGAGTTTAGGGCATTTGTCATTCCTGCACTTGAAGACTTGGCTCTCTCCAACATAGATATATATTGCCTAAGCTGTGCGATGCCTTGTTCAGTCTTTGGCCCTGCAATCCCACCTATCTTAGAGTGGAGAGAAAGCCTCTGCATAGCGTTATCGGCTCTTTGTATAGCCGAAGTGATACGTACCAAGTCGTTTATGCGCCTATTGTCATCCGCATGGGCAGACTTGGCCATTCTTTCCTGTTCTTGGTAATAAGCCCTCAACTGATTCTGGGCGTTCTGATAAGAAGCGCTTTCGTAAGGCAACGATATGGCAGACTGAGTACGAGAATAACTTAACGCCTGGTTCACGGGTTGCATAGCCTTCTCCTTTTTAGCCTGGATATCGCTCCACATTCTTCCCTCGCGCTCCAATTGTTTTAATATTATGTCTCTTGAAGTCTGCTCCGCCCTGTCAGCCGCCTGCTGTACAACGCTGTTTTTCGTTATCTCCTTTCCCTTCTCTCTAAGTTTGTTCAGAACCTCGTCAACCGCTTTTTCACTCACGTCAACGCCTATCTTTATGTTCAGCTTCTCTTCCAGCTTAGCCTTTATCTTGGATATATCAGCATCCGTCATATCCTTCAGATACAACGAGTAAAACAATGAACCCAAATTTGCCATATCTGCGCTTCCTCCTATATTTTATTGCCCAACTTAAAACCACTCAAATCAAGCGTTACGCCCGCACCATTTTTGCCGTACTTCTCTTCCCACTTCTCCGCACGTACCATCACGTCCAAAGCGTCAGCCCGCTTGAAGTTATCTCCATGTTTACTTTTATCCTTGCCCTTGCTTCTGCCATTCCCGTACACCGTTATTGGGCAGTCACAAGCCATAAGCTCAATCTGTGCCGCTGTATAAGCATCATAATATCCCCACATCGGCACAGTCCAAAGCCCCCAGAACAGCCTTAGGGGTTCGGTGAGACAGGGGTGCTTTTCCCCGATTGCCCACGCTGCGCCATAAAACTCTCTTGACGGATACGATTTACTTCCTCCCTCGTCATCGACTTTATCGTGTCCCTCATCTCGGTCAGATATATTGTAATCAAGAAATAGTCTTCCAGTTGTGCTTTTTTTTTACACATATCCACAAGCGGAAGAAGCTCCTTATCGCTGTACTGCTTTACGTAATAGAACCACCGCCATAAGAGCCAATAGAAAAATTTTATTTTGAAATATCCATTCAACACCAATGCAGCAGCGCACTTTGCCGAAACCTTGTCTTCTTCTTTTTCTTCCAAAAGAATGTCCGTCACTTTACGCCTGGTACGGTTTCTCATCCAGCTTATACTGAATTTTCTGCCCCTTATCTTTACTATGTCTTTCTTGTTCTCAACAATTGAATTCAGAGCTTTTTCCTGCTCTGTAGTGGCTTCTTCCACTGTCTTTTTCTTTGCCATAAATAAATTTTTAAAAGAAGAAAGGCGGCGGCACACATACGCCACCGCCTTTAAACAGATATTCAATCACATGAAATAGGTACTATTTATTCCCCGGAAGCTTCAGTCTTCTCCAAAATGAATATTTCCACTTCTTCCGAATTTGCTTTAGGTGTTACGGTCACATTGAAGTATGCAGGGTTATCACCGTCAGCGGCAACCAGTGAAGAATACATTTCCACTTTAGGAAGTATGATTATAGTACTTCTATCATTGCTTGGGAATATGAGAGAACCCAAAACCTTCTTGGGATTCATGCTATATCCCTTGCCTTTATAAGTACTTCCGTCAATTAGACCGGAAGCGGCATTAACTGAAACATCTGCACCCGCAGCGGTCTTTACAGTACCCATGAGCAATTCATTTATTTTTCCCGCTACGGAGGCTATTTGCAAAGAGATGTCACTGTCGCCTTTTACAGCCTTTGAAGTCCAGATTCTTCCCGTTGTCAATTTAATCTCTGTCACGTCAGCAGCTCCTGTGTCAAAGGAAATACCGTCTTCCAGCACTGGAAGCTCCATGTCCACAGTCAGAGCAGCAGCCGCAAGGTCGGTGGATTTTATTTCAGTACTTTTGTAATAAACCTCTTCAATGTCATTAAACAAAGTTTCAAGAGATGAAAGTTTGTCTGTAATAGTCATTCCTGCCATATTATTTTCTCCTATAATTTTTTATAATTCATTTGTATAACTATCCGTTGTGTTCACTATCAGTTTTGCCTGAACGAACCAGACTGTAAAGCCCAGCCCGTCATCTCCTTTCATAACCACGCGAGGCTTCGTCACCGAATACCTTCCGCCTTTCATGGGAAACTTCTCCATGAGAACGTCCGCCATTTCCTGCAACCGCTTTGTGTAAGCTACACCGTTTGCCCTGTTTCTAGCCATCAACTCAAACCGCATTGTAGTACTCTGGTATGCGTTCTGATCGTCCCACGAAACCGGAAACGAAACCACTACCATATCTTCCATCTGTTTCTGCGTGGTAGAGGGCCTGTGTTCAGGAAATACATTCCTGCTCACGTCCGTTACGTTAGCACAGACATCTTTAAGAATATCGCTTATATAGTATCTCGTCACGTGTGCCATTTATTCTATCGGTCTTAAACTTTGGGCCAGCACCCTCGGAGAAATTTGAAAGGTCTCGGTCAGAACATTCAAGCCATACATGTCTTCCAGAAAATCGGAATACTCAGTTCCTGTACACATTACTATACCGTAACCCTTATAGACTTCTGGTTTGTAAGTCGTAAGAAACCTCTTGGCTGTGGTATATCCATACATCTTGTCTGTTTCAACCACATCTTTCAGCCTTACAATCCTTTCTCTTCCTGTCATGTATTCCTCCACAATCGCAACACCATCCTTTTTGTAGCTCAATTTCCTTCGGGTAGGATTAGGAAGATGATCCATATCTTTCAATGCAATCGTTCTTGCCAGTTTTCCCTTCTTGAAAATACCTACCATGTAAGAAGTGATAGTGTTTCCTGTAAGGTTTTGAAACTCCTTTGAAAACTCTGCGTCCACAAGTAACTTGTAAGAAGCATTCGTCAGAACGTCCAGCATCTGTGTGTCCATCAGTTTCTTGAACGTCTTGAATCCTTCATTCAGAGCTTTCGTGTTCGTTCCCATATCCTTAGTTGCTAGCCATATTGAAATAAAACGTACTTCCCATTTCAGACGGGGCAAGGTCAGATATAACGTTTTTCGTAAATGTGCCGCTGTAATCCGTAAAGTCTATAAAGTCACCTTTATTCACTCCAAGTATCAAACCTGGAACGTCCACAGCGTAATCACCTTTCAGCACATTGTCAGTCTTGAAAGTACGAAGACTGTTGCTTCCATACTTCATACACTTACCCTCGTACAAAACCATTTCATTCCCGTCATTGAAAGAAGTTTCTCCCTCCATCCGGTAAATCTTGCACGTATGCGGAAAGCTTGGATTATTTACTTTCGCCATATCCTCATCCCCCTTGCAGTCATTCTGATAGTTGAACCTGTAGTATTCTCTCCATACCGCTTGTAGATGTCGTTAGCCATTGCGCGAAGGTTTCGTTTGTCGAATGCGGAACTCTGCGTTCCACCTTCCTTATGTTTCCAAACGCCATGGCTATCTTCTATGCTTCCCTTCACGCTTGGAGTGCTTGCGCACCACATATAAAGGTCAGCTTTGCACAACTCTTTTGTCCGTTTGTCAAGTTCCGTCACATCTGTACCCGGAAGGAGGCCACGGTCTATTAGTATAGTGCTTATAGCGCTATCGTCTACATCAAACCCGACACAACCACGGAGATAACCTTCAATGGTTGTGTCAAGTACTACTGTATTTTGAGAATTATCATTCATTTCACTTTGCCTTTAAGCTGTAACAGTATAGATACACATATACTGCGGCATCTGCGGAACACAAAGGACCGCCATTTCGCTCTCTATGTACATCGTTCTTGTCTTGCTCTCGTATCTCTGTGTCAACAGCGTACGGCCTCCGTCAAACCATGCGATTCTCTCCGTTGGGTCATCAGCAAGTACAATCGGCTGTACGGCCTTAATAGTACCCAATTGACCGTCCGGTACGAATGATACATTCAACGGATCGAAATTCTCGATATTAACAGGCTTGATTTCTTTTGCGTCTTCGTCGAATTTCTCTACAGCCGCAATGCTGTCTCTCGGAACGATAGGACAACCCACCAAAGCTTCGAAAGCCGATTTTTTTGCTTCATCACTCATGTTCTGTGCATATTGTGCACCTACAGTATCAGGCTTGGTAGCACTGGCCGCTTGCGGATATAAGGACAATCCGATACGTGACAGTACCTTAGTGTGAGTCAATAAATCATCCCAAAGATCACTGGCTATTTCAAAATGCCCATTAGGGAATCCGAGCTTTCTCATCGCTTTTCTCTTGTTCTTTAAGAACAGGATAGGATCGGAAGTAGAGCCTTCGTTTGCAGGCAAATGGTCAGAGGTGGTCCACCATCTTGCTGTACCCGTAAGAGTTTCCTTGTTTGCAGAAGGTACACCAAAGTCAAAGGTAAGTCCCTTCAAGCCTCTCGGATTATTCTCCAAGTCAATGGTAAACTGTCCTTTGGAAACGATACGCATACGTTGATGTGTCAACGCATTTCTGTTACCCGCAAGCAGCTTGTCCGTACTGTCAAACATAAGATTTCGGATAGAATCTCTAGCTCCTTGCGTCATGGCAGCTTCTCCAAAACGTTGGATCATTATCATCTGCTCGCGTAACATCTTGGCACTGATTGGATAACGGTGCTTCTGGGTAGGAATCTTGTTTGAACCGATGTTGAATTTGCCGAAACTTTTGTCAAGTCCTTCAGAAGCTTCATCAACATATACGGGTAACGTTGCGATATTAAGTGAACTGATTAGCTGTTCATAGGTATAATCAAGCTGGATTTCATTATCCCAGTCAAAACCGTCCACGTTAAGCACATTGTACTTATCATTGAAACGGTCTACGAAACTTTGAAACTGAGCGTTTCCAAGTCCGAAAGTCAGTAGATCATAATAGTTCTTCACATTTGTTCTCATCTGTTTACCTCCTTATTTTTCGTGAATGGGAACAATCATCGGCAGTACCGCTAATACCTCATCGGGAATTTCTTCTGCCAGACGGTCAATATAAATCTCTCCTGCAAAAACTACTGCGCCCGTAGCATACGGAGACTCCAGGTCCGCATCTACATACACGTCATGGTACAGAAGCCCCTTTATGGTGGAAGGTTCTACAGTACCGGACTCTTGTGTGGCAGTTTTTACTTCGCTCGCCTTGACAATGGTAATTTCACCTTTTGCCTGGTCGAACTTGCACATTGAGCCGGAAGGTATGACAGAGCCTATATAGGTAGAGATATTCTTAATATTTCCACCTACAGGAAACTGCCCTTTCACTTCGTGCCAAATGTTTTTGCCGCCCCCATATTCCTTGGAGGTCTTGCCAAATACATTTCCTAGTGTACTCATTTCTTAATGGATTTTAGTTTTACTTCTTTTCAGGGAATTTCCCCTCTTTCGCTTTGCGATTGAAAAAATCATCAAGCTCCTTCTCGTACTCCTTGCTATCGGGTGAAGCGGTTCCTCCACCACCATAAGGAGTGGCACCTTCTCCAAGATAGGATTTAAGGCGCTCTTCGTATAGCTTCTTGGCTGATTCGGTCAGCTGGGTATCATCCATGCCATCCTCAATTTCCACCATTTTCACTACATCGTTCCAAAGTGACTTGTTAGATACTTTCAACTCTTGCCCCTTTTCCAAAACCGAGTTTCTCAGCATGTCCATGGAAGATTTTTTCTTCTCATCGGCAAGTGCTTTTTCCAGGGCTTCCAGACGCTTGGTTATCGCATCGTCAGCTAAGGGAGTAGTATTGGGCTTCGGATTGGGATTTTGTGGGGTTGCAAAGTTTTTCTTCGCTTCCTCCACTGCTTCGGCAACATCATGGTTGTACTGCCCTTCAAGGGTTTTCAGCACCTCTGTATGCAATGCCCAATAAGCATCGTCCGGCTCTGTTCCCTCTGAGGGCAAATGTTTTCCCACGTATGTTTCCAGTGTTTTCTGAGAGAAACTGGTTTTTCCAAGCTTCTCAGTCAGAGTGGATAAGATTTTTTCTTTTTCCATAGGTTTTGAATAAAAAAATAGAGCTGCATCAGAGGTTTTTCCTCCAATACAGCTCTATCGGCTTTATATATTTAAAATTCTTATTTCGTTCCTGTCACATCAACTTTGATATAACTCCTGCATCGCCTGCATTGAATACGAAGCATGATTATTCCATTCAAGTATCTGACTTCACCCATTTTTTGTCCACATATCGGGCATGTAACCATTTGTAATGTTTCTTCCTTTATACAAGAGTCATCTAATGAAGTCCTTACTTTTATCATACTTTACTGATTATGTTGCAAATATAAAAAGCTTATTGCAAATTTCAAACAAAAATACGTTTATTTTCTATGAAAGTTTAGATAATATACATATATTTGCAAATATAACCAAGCCAAAGAGCTGTATTAGTGAGCATTATTGCCCGCCGATACAGCTCTTTTTTTCGTGTATATGGAACTGATAGACAAAAAGTTGACAACAAAAGATGGATGTGAGGTGCTGGATTGCGATTATGTTCAATCTCTTCGCGATACAGACAAGAAACGTCCTAATCACTTAAAAATAATAGCTCAACTTGGAGGACAGGAAAAGCTTCTGTCCACCAATGCCGACATAACCATATACGGAGGAATGAGGGGCGGGGGAAAAAGCTACGCCTTACTTATGGAGGCCCTAAAGGACGTTAAGAATAAATTCTTTCGTTCCGTTGTCATGCGCCACGAGATAAACGACCTTTCCGATATTATAGAAACGTCATACCAGATATATGTCCAGTACGGAAAATACAACAAATCTAAGAATGATATGACATGGAACTTCGACAAAGGCGGTTTCCTCGAGTTCTCTTACCATGCCGACAGCGTTGAGGACTTCAAGACACGATTTCAGGGGCATCAATATTCTTACGTAGGCGTTGATGAAATAACGCACATGGACTACCCTAAGTTCAAGTATATGATTACCTGTAACCGTAACGCATTTCATATACGTAACCGGTTCATAGGCACATGCAACCCCGATCCGGACAGCTGGGTAGCTAAATTTATAGAATGGTGGATAGGCGATGACGGATTTCCAATACCTGAAAGAGACGGAGTAGTACGATATTGTTTCATGGACGGAGAAAACGTAAGCAGCATCTACTGGGGAGACACCCGTGAAGAAGTATATCAGCAATGCCGGGAGATAATCGACAAATATTACAAGCCGGAATATGCGGAATACGGCTCACCACAAGAACTTTTTATAAAGTCAGTGGCATTTATTGAAGGAAAACTTTCCGACAACAAGCAGCTTCTCCGCTCAGACCCTACCTATCTTGCCAACCTCGCCAACCAATCCGAAGAACAGCGTGCCCGTGATCTCGACGGCAACTGGAAATACCGTTCAGTAGGTGACGATATGATAAAGCTTCAGCACATGGAAAACTTCTATCATGCCCCTTATAAGCAAGGCGATAATGTCCGCAGGGTGTCATGTGATGTGGCTTTTGAAGGAGGTGACAACATGGTGATGGTGCTATGGGTGGGATGGCACATTCAGGACATATACGTATGTCAGTTCAATTCCCGAATGGCTGTCAATGCAGTAAAATCAAAACTCAATGAATGGCATGTGAGAGAAGAGAACTTCACATATGACCTCAACGGTTTGGGACAAGCATTCAAAGGATTTTTCCCGAAAGCGATACCGTTCAACAACCGTGAAGCCGTCACCGATGAGTTCAAGGGAATTTACGCCAACCTCAAATCACAAGCTGCATATCTTTTTGCCGATAAACTTATTAACTGCGAAATTTCAATAAACGAAAATCTGATAGACAAGAAATTTAACGGTACACCGCTTTCTCTCATACTAAACAAAGAGAGAAAAGCTATAAGACAAAGCATAAACGAAGCTGACAAAGGATTCTCACTCATAAAGAAGGTGGAAATGAAATCCATTGTAGGGCACTCACCGGACTTCATTGAAGCCATGCTTATGCGTATGATATTTGAAATAAAGAAAACCGCTCACGTAAAACCAAGATTAGCCAGAATAGTCAGACCATTTAACCGCTATAGAAGATGAATACCAAAGAAGTAAAAACTAAAAGACCGTGGAAGAAAATACTTCCCAACGGAAATTCTCATGGCACTTTTACAGCATCCACAGAGGTGCCGATGCCTTCTGATGACATCGCTTTCAGCATAGTGACACAAGCGGATTTTCTCCGTGAATATTATCCAAGCGGCCATGCCATAAATGACCCTACGGTATATCCGGATATCACTCGTGAGGAACTTGTACCTGTACTTGATGCGGAAGGAAATGATACCGGAAAAACGAAAAGCCGTTACTATACTGAATTTGTTCCCCGATACGCATTTGCTTTCCAGCAAATAATCAAGATAAAGCAGATGGTGCATCTGTGCGGAAACGACATACAGTTTGAACTATGCAGTCCTAAACCTTCTCAGAAAGATATGGATATATTTAACATATACCGTGAAGGATGGCTGAAAAAAAATATGGAAATAGCCTTTTTTGATGCTGCAAATTCCGTAAAGACCACAGGAGATACGGCTTTTCTTGGATATTTAGACAATGGAGTGTTCGGGCATAAGGTATTGTCGTTTGCCAATGGAGATACACTCTATCCGCATTACGACTCAATCACCGGAAAACTTCGCCTCTTTGCCCGCTCGTTTAATGATACCGACAATAACGGAGGAACGACAACAGAATGGTTGGAAGTATGGGATAAAACTTATATGTACCGTTTCAAACGCAACGGAGAAGCCGCAAAGACATTTAAGGACAAGATTCTTGGCCTCTTTGGAGTAGATGGATATTCTTTAGTAGAAAAACGCCCACACGGGTTCCCTTTCATTCCTGTGGCCTACCATCGAGACGAAGACGGAGCTTGTTGGAGTGCATCTCAAGACAGCATAGATGCTTACGAAATGTCATTTTCACAAATGGCACATAACAACCAGGCATTTGGAGAGCCAACCCTTGTGTTTCAAGGTGAAGGAGATAGGCTTGATGCTCAATATGATACTAATGGTACAATTAAGACACTTTCAATGGGTACAGACGACAAAGTGTCCTATTTAAGTGCCCAAAGCGCATCTGAAAGTTACATGAAGCAACTCGATACGCTCTACAAAATGATATTTACCCAATCTTTCATAGTTGAACCTCCAGAACTAAAATCAGGAGATTTACCGGCGGCAGCATTAAAAATCCTCTATTCTCCGGCTGTTGAGAAAGCTATGAACGATGCTCCCAAATACCAAAAGTTCCTTGATGACATGGTAGCCATATTCTCCTATGGTTACGGAATGGAAATGAAAAAGACCATCGACTTTACCAATCTCAATATGAAATGGTGGATAGAGCCGTATGTACATGTGAACACGTCCACTGTCATTTCTGACCTTGCAACTGCTGTACAAAATGGTTTCTGTTCCAGACAAACTGCATCCGAACGTATAGAAACCTTATATACCACTAATGGAGAATGGGACAGGATCGTCCGGGAAAAGAAAGAAGAACAGCAAGCCGATCTTCTCTTTGAACTAAAGACAGCTAAAGCGAATAAGACAGAAGGAAACCGAGTCACCGTAGAAGAGGGAGTGAAAGCCTAATGAGATATCCGTCAGACAGAGAAATAGAGGAAGCGAAGGATTATATCCGCCAGAGGCTGCAAGCTGAAAAAAGCATGGAGAGAAATCTCCGTACCGCTATGCTCCGTGCTGCTGAAAGAATAATATCCATATCCCACAAATACGGCATACCTCCAAAGATGTTCCGCTTTTCCTTAGACCGGAATCTGAAGCACGAGGTGGAAGCTATCATTTCTGATTTGCGAGCCACTATTGAAGACTACACTTCAACACTTTCTGTAGCCACTCACAATGATAAGGAAGAAGAGATATTAGCATATATCACACGCAACTCATACGGAAAAACATTCGGCGAACGTAACGCCATATATGCCAACCGATACAAATATGAGCTGGAAGCCGCCATCGCCGCATCTATGCTTGCGGGAACATCGAAAGCTGCCACCCTTCAACTCATATCCAAAAACCTGGAACACCCGTACGACAATCCAGACTTTATAGAAGCAGTCAAAGCAGGAGATATGAACGCCACACGCATACGGACCGATGGTATAAGCTACGGGATAGGACGAACCAATAGCAGTTTCACGGCCCTCCGTAATCTGACCGTATTTGCGGTGGCAGAAGGTTGGATGAAATATTGGTACCTATCGGGAACAGAGAAGGGCGCAAAAGGTTTTATTACTTTCCGATCCAGTAGCTTTCCCTGTCAGACATGTGACGAATATGCTATGCGGACTCATCCTATGTCAGACCCGTATCCACCACTTCACAATCATTGCGTATGTGGAATGGCGTTTATCTATTAACCTAAAATACAAGAAAATATGCTCAAATATTCAAAACGATTCATTAACGAAACCAAGAGATACAACATATCCGTATTGGAACGCGCAATGGCAGACATGATAATGATGGGCTGGGATGCTACTGAAGCTTTTATTGCTACCGGCCAGTACAAGCCTACCCTTGCCGATGAATGGAACAAGCAGCAGATAGACAAGATCATCAACGACCCCAACATTCTTACCTATATGCAATCTAAGCAAAAGGCAATTCGATTGGGACGTTTCAAGAAAATACCGACCTCGTGCGATAAGGACGAGAAAGAAGAAACCGAAGATGACTTTACCGGAAAGTTCCGCGACAAGGATGAAGTACTCAATGCCCTTGCCGCCACAGTCAAAGACCTAAAAGGCAGAGAACGCGCTGATGTTCTTATGAAAATAGCCGACCTCCAGCAGATGAAAAAGGAAGAAACAATAGAAGAAGACAATACTGTCCATTTCTATCTTCCAATCTCCTGTAAGTCATGCTCTCTATACATGAAAGCTAAAAACAAGAAAGCACAGCTGGAAACAAACAATGAAGAAGGATAGCTTATCCGTAACCGGAAAAAGTTTAGGGGCACGGTGTACATAGAATACTCCCGTGCCCCTCTTTATTATTTCATTCGATAAAATTACCTGCTATTTTAAAATAGCCACACACCCAATCACAAGAACTATCAGAGAAATCAGTGCGGTTACAATTCCTGTTATCGCAGCCCACTTGCTCCAATTAACAGGATTGAATAAATATGGGTTATCATACAGATACATCTTGCCTTGCTTGGTCAGCCTTATACCACATACTTTGCCATTGGTAAGGAACGAGCATTTCACAAGGCCTGCCTTTTTTAGAGAGCTTGCAGCTAGCGCATATTTGTCATACGGAATATCACTAGGTACATCCGTAAATCCTGCGTCAAGCATCCGCAACACTTTTTTTTCGGTCTTAGACAGCTTTATCCGTTCCATTTCACTTTCATAGTTTAACCCTCAGTTCCACTACATACCTAAAATCCGTCTCTTTTCCCATGTTGTCATATACAGGTTGCCGGATAAACCCTATTTCATCCACAATAAGCCCCGTATTCCTCTCATACGTAGTCAGCATACCGGAAATGTCCTTCTCAATTTCCGCTTTCAGGGCTTTCGCTTTTTCTATTTCCCCCATCTTCTTCCTCCATTTCTTTTTTCATGTCATACTTAGTCCGTTCCTCCGCAAGAATTTTGGCATCTTCCTCGTCACTGACCGATTCGGCTTTCACGCGATCAATAGCCCGTACAACAACTTGAACTACATCATTCTGAAACTCAGCGTCAAGAAGTGTAGCAACAGCGAATACGTTATTGAAAATAACACCTACGCCCGACTTGTCCTCCTTCAGCACATTGTCAAGCAGTCCATACATCATGCTGTCAATCCTATACATGAATCTGAATATGCCGCCCGAAGCACGAACCTCCATGAAATCTACTCCGTCCATCTCCACCTTTTCGACAATCCAGTTGCCAATCTGTAACTTTTCTCCGTCTTTCATAAACTATTATTTATATAATTAATAATTTTATATTCTACATCGTTCCCCTGTATATTTACATATAAAGGAGTATTAAAATACTTGTCATCTATAAACCCATCCTTTGTCAGAAGTTTTTCAATAAATATTCTCCTTAAGAAGCTATCACCGTGAGGCACTACTATAATGCCCCCATTTTCCGATTCTATTTTCAAGAAAATATCCGATTGCTCTTTCTCTGAAAACCCACTTATATCCGTGACTCCATATTTTACAGCCAATGAACCTATATTGTATCCGTACTTTACGCTATCGGAATGACAATATTGAGTAAACAATCCTATATTGTATATAGTTATCATACCTTGTCTATATTAAAGTTCTACATATCCTCCGCGTCATACTCTACGTCCCCGTTATACCCGTCAAAATCCATGTCCATGTCAGATACAATAGGAACAGGAGTCTTCAATTCCTTCTCGTTACATCCGAAAACCTTGTAAATAATGCCCTTGGAATCCCTTCTCCTGCTCATCTTACCGAATCCCAGTTTCGTAAGCTGCTTTCCAAAGTCCTGCATGCTTACACTTTCAAAGCCGTTGGCTTCCGCATAACGCACCATATCGTTATACATGTCTGAAGACCTTAACCACGTGAATAACTCGCCCTTGGCATTGGCGGAAGGTCTTATCCCGCGTGCAAAAGCCCATGAGAAAGTTATGTTGCTTTCCCCCATGACTATAAGCTTCTGCTTCTCCGAGTTCTCGCTCTTCGGAAAGACAAACCTCCTTTGCTTTAAATATTTCCCGCCTCTGATAATCCAATTCAATATACCAGGATATTCCTGCTTCAAATCATCTGCAAGATGCTTGTTCTGCATCTCTTCCGGGATGACATTCTCAAACATCACATACAAGAAACGCCTGAAATATCCATAGCTCGTATCCGAAGCCTTCGGGAGATTGTTCATGTTGAATATCATCCAAGGGACATTCCTCACCTCATATACATTCCCTCCGATATTCCGACCATAAACCATCTCTCCTGAGCATAACGTCTTGAACGCGTCCTCATACCCCGATATGTCCCGCGCTTGTATCTCCGGGCACATGTTAACCAACTTGCCGTCAATCCTGGCAATATTCCTCAACCTCTCGTCACCTCCCTTGATCAAAGACAACAATCCCATAGAGGAAACATTCTCCCTGCCGAATATCCCCGTTATCGTCTCGTATATCACAGACTTGCCGTTGCTACCAGTACCGAACAACATAAGGCAGTTCTCAACCTTGTCTATCATCTTCCCCCTGTCAAACGTACACAGCCCCAAGTACATTTGCAATATCAACCTGCTATCCTTCTCCGGCAAGACAGTCCGCAAGAAAGACTGCCACATCGGACACTTCGCACTGGGATCATACTCATAAGGATGCTTGTATATAACATGATACTTGGCATCAAAAGGACGCAACTCCCCGTCCGTGAAGTCAACCACACCGTTAACATAAGCCTTGATATGGAATACCGGACAGAACGGATTATTGATACGGATAGAAAGACGAGCCTCGTCCTGGAACTTCTTTGATGAATAATGCAAAATCCTACTGCTTACCCGCATGCGAATCAACCACTCCTCGATAGCCTTGCCTATCAACTCAGGATTGACCGGCTCGTAAATCTCACCAGTAAACAGGTAATAACAGCCATGAAGATAGCAGAAATCACTATTTGCCATGATCTTAAACACAAGACTCTTGATTATCATAGAAGATTCGGCAAAGTCGGAACCCGAAGAAAAACGGGCAAAAACATTCTCGTCAGAAAGAGTGCATAATTTAGTGACTATTAAATGCAGTATATGGTCATAATAACTATTCATACAAAAGTGCTTGAATATTAAATAATTATAAGAATATCAGTTAACGTAATGCATAAAAACAAGCGTTTTATAGAAATATATATCGCATACATTAACTTATATTTTCTACAAAAATACTGATTATATACACAATATACAATATTATCATTAATTTATTTTATATCAAGGATATATAATATGTAGTATAAAAAATAACATATACAGGAAATGAATAATAACCATACATATTAAAGCGTAACTGAATTAATTTAATTGCATATGCAACTAAATAATCAATATAATAAGAAACAAACGGGAAAAATAAAAAAAATAAAATAAAAATTTTGAGCGATAATCATTTGCCTTTTTGGTAATAAAATACCACCCAGGGGTGGGGTGTTTTATGTTATAAATATTATACTAATAATATTCACAAAACACCCTCTACAAGCCGCACGAAGCATATTTACACCATTTTATTATATTTACTGTTTATATATTTAACCGCCCATTTTTATGATAAATATTATTTTCACTTTCTCGTGAATATTATATCTATAATATTATAACAGGTAAAGATAACTCACTACATTTGCAATACCAAAGGGATAGAAATAGTTACATATGCAACCAAAATATATACATAATCTACACTGTCATTCTTTTGGTTTTAAACGATGATATTATTAACGATTAAAATATAAGATTATGAAAGCAATGAATTTCTACACGAGTAACGGTTGGGCTGGTTCAAACTATGACAGCAAATTATCTACAAAGGAAATAGCCGCAAAGGTTAGAGCTTATGCAAAGAAGAATTTTCCTGGTTTTAAATTCTCTATTCGTTCAGAGTGGAGCATGTACACAGATTCTATGTGTATCGAGTTAAAGGCAGGCGCTTGTGTTCCTTTTGTTGAAGGTTCAAGAAGTGCGGAACGCGGTTATATGTCCACAATGTCCACCGTTAAGGGTTGGGAAGATGAATTAACTCCGGAAGTGTTCGCGGTTCTTGATGCTGTTGCGACGTATGCAAGTTCTTTCCGTTATGATGATAGCGACGGAATGCAAGACTATTACGATACTAATTTTTATCTGAGTATAAAGGTTAATGATGAATACCAGATTGTAGAACCTAAAGAGAAGAAGAACGCACTAAAACAGGAAAAAGAAAATGTTTCCAATATGGTAGAACCTGTTGCCGTTGAAGGTCTGGAGATAGTGGACTATTCCGAAAAAGCTATTGCGGTATTCGGTGAAACGAAAGCTATCAAGGAGCAATTAAAGGAATTGAGCGGACGCTTTAACCCGTCTTTAAATTATGAAGGCGAAAAGCGTTCCGGATGGATATTTAGCAAGAAGCAGGCGGATAAGGTTAAAGAATTGCCGGAACTTGCAGAGGAAACACGGGAAAATAACACCCCGTTAGTTATTGACGATTACGCTAAATACTGTTGTGTGGATTATCCGACAACATCCGAAGAACTGGACGGGTTTAAATTGGGTGAAGTCGTTTATGATCAGATCGGAGAAATAGGCGTTATATTGGCTTTTAACGAAAAAAACGGGACCGCTCGGTTAAATTCAAATGGTTGTTGCAATGTCGGTAATTTGAAAAAATGCCCTAAAGAAATAGCGGAAAGAGAAGTTAGGTACATGGATATAATACGCCCGGGGAAATCATCTACAAGTCATAACGTTGAAGCCTACGAAAAGAAAGTAACTGGGAGACGTTACACTGTCAAGGATAAGCCGTTAAGGCTTGGATATTACGGAATAGTGGATAATTTGGATGATTGTATTATAGATTGCTATTCGACTAAAGAGGAAGCCGAAAGAGAGGCCGAATACCTGAACGCGCATGTAGACGAGAACGGGAGATTGAAAAAAGTGATATAATTTAATTAACGGAGGACAAGAAAATGAACGATATAATTATAGATAAACGTAATTTATTAGGCTATAAAATTGAGAGTGGTAACCATTATAAAAGCATTCCGTGTGCTATGGTGCTGCGATTGATGGATACTGAAGCATACAGTAATGATTACTGTAGGTCTTTAGACCTTGTTTTAGAATTGTTTCCGGAGGTTGATAGGGTACAGCTTGAAAAGGAATTAGATAAATACGTATAATATGTTTTGTTTGATGCTGTTATTGTTCGGTGCTGTCCTGTTTATCAGCGGCACCGATATAGAGAAGATAAGGGAGTTTATAATTGATAGATCAGATAAATTTTAAGGATATGAAAACCGAGGTAATGAATAGTATATTGCGCAACCTGTTAGTTGCCGGGAACATTGTAACCGTACGATTTGAGGAAATGCGGGAGATACGCAAAGAGTTGAACCGATTTGCAAAACCTATACAAATAGAGATTATTAAAAGTGATTTTGAAACGGTATCATTTAGAGAATTAATATAATAGGAGACATAGATATGAGAACGAAAACACCCGAACAATTAAATAAGCAATGGAAGCGAATAAGCGGTTATGTGAGAAAGCGCGGGAAATTCATGGAGTATTTCCATATATACGCGCGTTATAGTAATCGTATGGCGAAGTATTTAGGCTCTTCCCCTTATTGGAGCATGAATACAGGTTACCAATATACAGAGCAAAACAACACTCCTGTATCTATTTGTATATACACCACATTATAGCATGAGGCGCGCGAGGCTTGTTCAACGTTTGCGTTAAGATGTCCCGGTAGTAATACGGATACCGGGTATGAAAATAGGAAAATGAATAAATTAATAATTAAATGAGGAGGAATGATATGTATTTAGGTTTTATACTTTGGCTGATTTTTATTTTCTTTTTATGTTGCGGTGCAAGTGGATGTATAGGTTTTATCCTTCTTGTATGGACATTGGGAGTAATTATTACTGTTATCTTATGCAAGAAAAGAATAGTTAAAGATTAGGCTATGGAATTGAATGAATTGAATAAGATTCTTTTCGGCTCCAAGATAAGCCGGGAAGGAATGGAAAGAATGAATAAGTTAGGCTTGTTACCTGAGTTGTCCGATATAAAGGACTGGAAAAAGACCTTTTGCGGGAGGTTCATTTGCAGATATCCGAAATATTACGGTATCATAACCAAGATGCAAAAACTGTTGGGCCGGCTTCCAGAATGGGAAGACTTTACAAAAAGCAATATAGATGACATCTTGAGCCTTTTTTCGTCTTGCTCACCAAGTTCCGTACGGACATACACGGCAATGCTAAAGGCTGTATTAAATGACGGAAAAGACGAATTCGTTTTGCCTTATCCGAAATTTGCTGAACGGTTAAATGTCAAGGGAACGCCATCCGTCAACGTTTATCTTAACCTGGATGAGCTTTCAAGACTTGAACAATACCGACCAAAGAATGAGAAAGAGAATATTGTCTTGGCTCAGTTCTTGATAGGTTGTTATACGGGTGCCCGACATTCGGATATTCTTGAAATGACAGGAGAGAACATCCAAGGAGGTTATATAACATACGTAAGCAAGAAAACGAATATAGCTGCAACCATTGAAGCAAAACCAATACTTAAAAAGCTGCTGCCGATTGCCGGGAGGCGGAAATATGTAGATGCATGTTTTAACGATACTATACGGGATATTTGCCGGGAGTGTGATATCAATGGAAAGATAAAGCTATTCCGCAGGGGAAAGAATGAGACGGGTGAGAAATGGCAGTTTGTCGCATCCCATACTGCACGAAGAAGCTTTGCAACCAATTTAGCGGAACTAGGTGTTCCGTTACTCCAGATTGCAAAAAGAATGGGCCATTCAGACATTAAGATGACTCAAAATTACGTTGTGTGTGGCATTGGGAAACTGAATGAAAAGGCGAGCGCATTTTTTATGTAGTAATGAGGTAGGCTGTATCTTATAAGTCGGTAGCTAATCTTTGACGTATTGGATTTATCGCTTAATGTTATACAACATACAAATATTTGTATTATTCCCTTTGGTAGTACAAATATTTGTAGTATATTTGCAGTATAAGAAATAAGGCAATAAACAATATGAGCAAGTATTATCAAATAAACGGACTAAAAGTAAGAGTTTCAGATCATGAGCCGAATACCTCTCTTAGAGGTTCAAATGACATCTACCTTTATATAAGGTCTGCATGTAATGAGCTTCTTTCTATTGAAAGCCAAATAGAGGCTGTGTGTGAGAAAAGGGGATATGAAATTTCTGACTTTCAAGAAGTAATAAACGATTGGAAAGATGGTACTTATGATATGCAAGATCGGAAGAGCACACGTCTGAAC